GTGTTAAATCATTTAAGAAACTATTGAAAGACATGCCATCTATTAAAGGTGCGGGCCTAGTAGTCAATACTGGCAGTGGCGGTGGCTCTAAACATCTATATTACAAAGTGAGCAGTGAATTAGCCTTACAGGGCAAACATGATGACTATCAAGGCATAGATTTTAAATCATCAGGCTTTGTGGTGGGTATCGGTTCGCAACATAAGTCAGGCGGTAGTTATGAGGTAGCTAGCGGTTCAATAGATACAATTACTGATGCACCCGAAGAGCTCATTGAGTTACTGAAAAAGAAACATAAAAAACGTGTTTTATTAAACGACCAACATATTGATGTTTCTGGTTCAGAAGTGGTGGAGATGTTAAGTTGTATAGACTCAGATGTTGAGTATGATGTCTGGGTTAAATTAGGTATGGCTATCCACGAAACAATGAACGGTGAAGGTTTTAGAATTTGGGACGAATGGTCGGCAACAGGTAGTAAGTATGATGCCTCCGAAATGGAAAGCAAATGGTTCTCGTTTGGTAAGTCTCCAAGCCCTGTAGGTTTAGGAACTTTATTGTATTATGCAGAATTAGCAGGTTATAGTCGCCCCGTTAGCTTTGATTCTAACGAACCATCCATAACTGATAAACAAGATCTAAACGGCTTGCCCTGTGATATATCTAATATTGATTTATTACGCCCGCCTGAATTTGTAGGCGAAATAGCAGATTTTATTAACAGCCAATGCAGATACCCCCGCGAAAACTTAGCAGTAGGCGCAGCACTATCAGCAGTGGGTAACCTTATTGGGCTTAGGTATCAAGATAACTATAGCAATGTAACGTCTAATTTATTCACTTTTTGTGTGGCCGCATCAAGCACTGGTAAAGAGGCTGTTTTGCAAGCATTTGGAGACATAGGCCGCGCCGCTGGAATTAACGCCGCCTCTCATGGAACTATAAAATCAGAACAAGAAATCACGCGAAACTTAATTCATCATCAGGCGGCTATCTATGCATTAGATGAAGTCGGCATCTTATTACAAAAAATAGAAAACGCTTCTCGCTCTGGCTCTGCTAGTTATTTGGAAGGTGTCATCGGGTTGCTTATGTCGGCTTATAGTAAAGCTAACAGCTATTTATTATTATCTGGTGACGTTCGTCGTGACGCTGAAACTGTCCTTGTTAAAGAATTAACTGCATGTTTAGCAAAGGCTGAAACTAGCTCGAGTGGTAGATATGAAAAAAGAGCGGAACAGATACAACAAACTCTTGATAACTTATCGAGCGGTTTAGAAAAACCGTTTTTATCTTTATTGGGTTTTACAACACCTGAAACATTCTCAGGGTTAGTAACGAAAGCATCTATTACAAATGGTTTTATTGGTCGGTCTTTGCTCATCACTGAGAAGGAAACAAACCCGCGAGCTAAAAAACGGTTCAAGGCTCAAGCTATGAGCGACATGTTAACGCACAAAATTAAGATGCTTTATTCTGCCGGCACGTTTAGTTTAGATGAAGATTTGGGAAGGGTGGAATTTTACGGCAATAAAGTATCTATTCCCTCTACGGATGATGCGATGAATTTGCTGGACGATATAGAGAATTGGATCCATTCTTATGCGGAAACGCATAAAGAATTATCGGGATTAGAAGCCGCTATCCGCCGAGGCTTTGAGTTGGTATTGAAAATTAGCTTTATATTGGGCGCACCTTCAGGATTGCGCACCGCTTACCACTGTCAATGGGCTTTTGCTATGGTGTATAGAGATATAAATGATAAGACGATGCTCGCCTTTGCAAACGATAATGCAAAGTCGAAAAGTAGCTCAGAGAGCGGGCGCGTATTAACAGCTAAAATCTTAGCTCAAATAGACAATCACACGGGCGCTACTATTTCAACGCTAGCTAATAGATTGAGAAAGCCCGTAAAAGACATAGAGGCAGCCCTTGAGCATCTGGGGACGCAAGTTATAATGAAGTCGTCAACGCATAAGGGAAACGGTCAAACAGTTCATAAGTATTATTTAAAATAAGGATTATTAATCATGGCAGTAAAAAAAGATGCTAAGTTAGTTAAAGCGGGGGTATCTGGCTACAACAAGCCGAAAAGAACGCCTAGCCATCCGAAAAAATCACATATTGTGGTCGCTAAAGTGGGAGACAAAACCAAGACTATCAGATTCGGGGAGCAAGGCGCTAAGACTTCAGGCAAGCCTAAAGCGGGCGAGTCAGCAGCAATGACAGCTAAACGTAAATCGTTTAAAGCTAGACATGGCAAGAACATTGCTAAAGGAAAAATGAGCGCGGCGCATTGGGCAGACAAGGTCAAGTGGTAGTGCTTGCATTAACTGATGACGTTTGTTATATATGGGGTTAGTGAGTTAGTTAGTAGCTCACTAGCCCTTTTTTTTAGGTCACAATACACAATAAACAATAGTCACGTGTATTCTGTGTTAGCTCTTTAACCGCAACGGTTGAGAGCGAAAAACAAGGGAGCAGAATACACACTCTTGTGTACGCTGTCGATGTAGGTGCGACAAGGCTTTACAGCCAAAATCCGAGCACAATACACACTTTTCATACTCTAAAGAGATTTTTTTAATTATATATATATATATATATAGGATATATGTATATCCTGTGTAAGAAGTTATAAATCAATGACTTAGCAGAATACACACGTGTAAGCTGCTGTGTATTCTGCTCCGTCAATACCCGTCAAATCCTTTACTACCAACGCTTAACACTGTTTTGAGAGTGTGTAAGATGCTACGGTATACAGGCAAAAAAAACCCGCCTATTAGGCGGGCTATGGTTGTTTATGGGTGTTGGTGGATTATTACACCACCTCGTATTTCTTCATGGCCTTTCTTACTTGCCGCTTTAAATGGTCGGAAAGCTGCCACACCTTGCCCCTTGAGCCGTAGCCTTGGACTACTACATGTGCTGCTGCCTCCATAGCCGCCGATTTAGTAAGTAATAAGTCATCAGTCTCAATTGTGCCATCCTCGTATGTAACGTCCTCCAACGATGGCAGCGGTTCAAATGTCACCTCATATAGGTTATGTGAATCGGCTAATGAAATTGATGTTATTGCTCTATAGGCTTTCATGATTCTTCTCCTTCTTTTGGTCTATAGCCCTCACACTGCTTGGCATTGTTATACACAAAAATACACCTTTCGTATGGGCTAGCCTGTGGCTCTGGTACTTGGTCATCGTATGGCATTATAAATAATGCTGCTACCGCTGCTACTATTATTAATAATTTAATCATTGTTATATTCCTCTATGGTTTAGAATTGTTGCACAACAAAAGATTTGTTTTTTAATGTGCCTAGTTCGATGACTATTGTCTTTTCTCTGATTTCTTCTAAAGTCATGCTGTATTCTTCCACCAAATCTGTCGCGGTGTACTCTGAGAACTCGCAGCGTAAGGCTACTGGGTCGAACTCGATAGGCTCGCCGCTTGAATCTTCTAACTCTTCCAGCCACTCTACGAGTGCTGTAGCCCCTTCATAAGACCAGCTGGCGTTGTCGTCTTTTAATAATTCGGTTACTGCTTCATTTGTTGTTAGTGTGTTAATCATTTTATTATTCCTTGTTATTGGTTGTTTATAGGTAATCAGAAGCCCAAACTATTGTTGAGCCTTTTAAAAACAATTCGTTGCCTGTCTGATCGTTTTCACAATAAAAAGTCTTGTCTTGTCTGTCATATTCGCCACGAGTGAACGTTGCACCAGATGGTGTTCTGACAAACACCGAACCTTGCTTGACATCTTTAATAGCTTTTTGAGTCCATCCAACAGGCTCTACATCTGTCGCGTGCGGCGTGATGCTAAAGCCCTTGTAGCCTTCGTCTTTCCACTGGCGGCGTTCAGCGTCTAACTCGTCTTGACAATCAGCTTTGATACCTGATGAGAAAAGTAATTCGATGTCTCCATCAATGTTGGTAGCTTGTAGTCTGTATTGAGTGTTATTCATTGTTATAGCTCCTTGTTTTATCATCATCCGCTCACAAGTGGCGGCGTTGAGATATTATACACACAGTATGACTATTAGTGTCAACAATTATTTACATTCTTTTTTTTATATGCGTTTGTGTGGTATAAATGGCTGCGTATATATAAGGAATAGAGGCGGGCAAAATGGCAGCAAGAAAAACAAAGAACCAGACTGAGAGAACAAAGGATTTAATCCGGTCAGGTCAGCTATTAAAAGCCCTTATGGAACATGCACTTAGTGATTCAGGTGACAAGATGACGAACAGCCAAGTTCAGGCTGCTAAGATTCTACTAGCTAAGACCAATCCGGACTTGAAAGCAGTCGAGGTTAAGGCGGAAACAGATAACACGGTGCGTATTACATGGGGCGATGACAAATAGTTATGGAGATACGCATTCCTTACACGCCGCGACCATTACAAAAGGAGCTTCATTCCAATCTGACAAAGTTCCGCTTTAGCGTGGTAGTCTGCCACAGAAGATTTGGTAAAACTGTGTTAGGAATTAATGAGTTAGTGAAGAAAGTGATGACCTGTAAACATAAGAACCCGCGCGCCGTCTATCTTGCGCCATTGCATAAGCAAGCTAAGGCTGTCGCGTGGGACATGCTCAAGGAGTACACGCGAGTAATACCTAACACGACATTCAACGAGTCAGAATTGCGTGCAGACTTTGCCAACGGTGGCCGCATCACACTGGCAGGTAGTGACAATCCAGACGGCTTGAGAGGGCTTGCCCTTGACGCTGTTGTGCTTGATGAGTTCAGTCAGATGTCCCCGCGAGTGTTTACAGAGATACTAAGACCGGCACTAAGCGACAGACTAGGCTCATGCATCTTTATAGGTACGCCTCAAGGGCATAACCAATTCTATGATATGTACCAACATGCAGAAGCTAATAACGATTGGTTTGCGGTTACTCACAAGGCTAGTGAGACAGGTATAGTAGATAGTGAAGAGCTGTTAAGTGCACAAAACAGCATGACCCCCGAACAGTATGCGCAAGAGTTCGAATGCTCATGGTCAGCTGCTATTAGGGGTTCATACTATGGCGGCTTGATGGATGATGCAGAAGAGCAAGGACGGATCACTAGTGTACCTTACGACCCTACTATGAAGGTAGTGACATCATGGGATTTAGGTATTAACGATAGTACAGTTGTATGGTTCTGGCAGATAGCGCCAACAGAAATGCGGGCTATAGAGTGTATAGCGTTTCAGTCTACTGGGTTACCTGAGATTATCAAAGAGGTAGCATCAAGGCCCTATGATTATGAGCAGCACATAGCCCCCCATGACATAGCAGTGAGGGAGTTAGGTAGCGGGCTATCACGAAAACAGATAGCGGCAGGGTTAGGTGTAAATTTTGATGTAGCGCCATCACAGTCAGTAGTGGATGGTATCAACGCGGTGCGAATGTTATTACCCAAAGTGTACTTCGATAGAGTGAAGTGCAAGGATGGTATCGAGGCATTAAAGCTATACAGGACGGAATTTGATGATAAGCGGCAAACATTCAGGAATAACCCTCTGCATGATTGGACTTCTGACTATACAGACTCTGTACGTTACTTTGCCATTACCACTAAGAAAGCCACCAGCGCACCTATTAAGAAGATCAGCTTTAAAGGATGGACTAACAAATGATTGAACACAATGAAATGCTTATCGCTTTGCAAGATGCACAAGAAGCAGAAAGCGATATGCGAGACCAAGCCAGACATGCCCAGCTGTTTGTTAATAAAAGAGATGGGCAATGGGAGCCAGAGTACTGGCAGTCTAATGACAACAAGCCTAGGTATACTTTTGACTTAACCAGCCCAATAGTAGATCAGGTCTCAGGCTCGTTAGATATGGCAGACTTTGCTATCAATGTCTCACCTGCTGGTGGTGAAGCATCAGAAGATACCGCAAAAATATTAAGTGGGTTAATACGCAATATAGAAAACCTTAGTTATGCTACGGATATATATAGTGCTGCTGCTAGAAACATGGTTACGGCTGGCATAGATGGATGGCGGGTAGTACATAAGTATGTAGACAGTGATAGCTTCAATCAGGATTTAGTTATAGAGCCAATACATAACTATGTAGATAGAGTGTGGTTTGATGTTTCATCAGAAAAAAGAGATAGGTCAGATGCTAAATTTGCATGGGTACTCAGTGGTTTAAGTCCTAAAGATTACAAAAAACAATATCCTAATGGTTCAGGCCAATCAGTATCAGAAGACAGGGAAGCAACGGCGTACTTTAATAAACCAGACCTTATAATGGTAGGTGAGTATTACTATATAGAGCAAGAAAAAAGCGATCTTGTAATGATGTCGTCAGGTCAAGTGTTAGAAGATAACGAAGACTTTAACACCATTAAAGATGAGCTAGCCATGATGGGCGTTACAGAAGTTAAGCGGCGTACACGGTTAAAAGATACCGTTTATGTACGTAAATTTGATGCTCAAGATTGGCTAGGTAGTAAACAGAAAACAGTATTTTCAATGATACCTGTAATACCTACTTACGGTAACTTTAGAAACGTAGAAGATAAGACTATATATTTTGGCGTAGTAGAAAAACTTTACGATCCACAAAGGGTATTAAACTATGCCTTGTCTCGCGAGATAGAAGAAGGAGCATTAGCACCAAGAGCTAAGTACTGGATGACACCTAAACAAGCTAGTGGGCATGAGGATGAATTGTCTACACTAAACACCAATACAGACCCTGTACAATTCTTTAATGTAGATGAAGCCAATCCCGGAATACCACAGCAAAACGGTGGGGCGCAAGTAAATCCGGGATTAAGCAGGGTATCTGAAGGCATGCGTACCATGATAGGGCAATCTGCTGGATTGTTTGCTAGTAACATGGGAGATAATCCCGGATTGCAATCGGGTGTAGCTATAAAACAGTTGCAGAACAAGGGTGATATAGGGACTGTTAAATACTTTAAAGCTCAAGAAGTAGCCATAGCTAGGACCGCTAAAATATTAGTGGATGCCATACCAAGAGTATATGACACACAAAGAGAAGTGTATTTATTAAATGAAGATGGTAGCCAAGAAACTGAAACATTAAACCAAACAATTATTGACCAGCAAACAGGTCAGCCTATTACGCTTAACGATCTAAGTATTGGCTCTTATGACGTGGTTTGTTCTAGTGGTGCTAGCTTCCAAAACAGACAACAAGAGAGTAATGCTGCATTGTTAGAAATGGCACAGATCGACCCGTCATTGATACAAATGTCTGGTGATGTCATGCTTAAAAACGTAGATGCTCCGGGAATGGACACACTAGCAGCGCGTAAACGGCAGCAGTTATTAGCGGGTGGAATGATACCTGCTGATCAACAAACAGAAGAAGAACAACAAATAATGGCGCAACAAGCGCAGTCAGCAGGGCAACAGCCTGATGCCATGATGGTAGCGGCGCAAGCTGAAATGCAAAAGGCACAAGCACAGAACAATAAAAACTCAATAGAAGCTGAAAAAGCCAAGCTAGACATGATGATCCGTGAACAGCAAAACCAGATGAAAATGCAAGAACAACAACTACAACTACAGCAAGCTCAATTTAAATTACAGCAAGACCAAGAAAGGTTGCAGCTTGAAACTATGGTTAAAGAAGCTGAGTTTAATCTTAAAGCGCAAGAGCTGGAAAGAAAGGTTACAAAAGACCAGCGTGACTTTGCCTTAGATGTTGCAGAGTTACAGCAAAAACAAGAAACGCAAGATAGGGAAAACCACGCAATGGAACACGAAGAAACAGGGGTTGTGATGATAGTGGGCGAACCTGAGATTGTTGCAACAGAAGAAGAAGGTAAGGTTGTATAAAAAAATAGTGTATAATCTAAAAAAACTGTACGCGACAGATTCGCGATAATTAATATCCGAGGGGATAAAAGCCATGAGTGAACAAGAAGCACAAGCAGATGAAGAGTTGGTAGAAGAAATTGTTGAAGAACAAGACATTGACTCTGAGGAAGAACTGGATACTGCACCAGAAGAAAAAGAAGAAGTAACGGAACCTGAAGAACCAAAGGTTGATTACAATAAAGTAATTGCACAAAAAGCCTTTGAAAGTCGTGAACATAAAAGAGAGGCTGAGTCTTTAAGACAAGAGTTGGCCGCTATAAAAGCAAGAGAAGCGGTAGCTCAGGAACCGATGATTTTACCTTTGCCCGATCAGTATGATGATGATTATACTGAAAAAATGGCAGCTAGGGATAAATCTATATTGGACAAGGCTCAATACGATGCTGGTCAAAGGATGCAGGCGGAACAAGCTGAATATCAGAGACAACAGCAAAATAACGAGCAAATAGTAGAAGTTAATGCTAGAGGCAACAAGTACAAAGAAAACTCAATAAAACTAGGCGTAGACCAAGCACAACTAGGTGAAGCAGCAAATATTGTTGCTAACTACGGTATTCGTCAAGATGTAGCTATGGAGTTATTAGGTGAAGAACAAGGGCCATTGATAACAATGTATCTTGCTCAAAACCCACAGGCTCTGGATGCTATTAACACTGCAAGCGCTATCTCATTAGGTAATGTTTGGAATGATATTAAAACTAAAGCCTCTGGATTAGCAAAGAAAACAACGTCAACACCAGATCCGGTGGAGACACAAAAAGGTTCAGGTGTAGGGCCAAAAAATAGAGGCCCAGCCGGAGCTACTTATACATAATAAAAGGAAAAGTCACTCATGGCTAATGATTTTAGTAGTAACTTTACACGCAAATTAGCGCGTGTATTCTTAGAAAAATTCGACAGTGAACGTGTATTGTCTAAAAATGTTAACACACAACTGTTGCAGGGTAAGTTTAATCCTTCAACTGGTGATAACGTAGACTTTAAACGTCCTACTGATTATGTTTCAGTACGTACTGCAACGGGTGATGTATCAGGCGAAACTGCTGATCCAATTATCACTGGTAAAGCAACAGGTACTGTTCAACCTTACTTCACATCTTTCGTTGATTACGATGAAGCTGATGAAGCATTAAAAATGGATCAACTAGACGAGCTGCTTGCACCTATGGCAACACGTTTAAAAACTGATTTTGAATTAGATTTTGCAAAATTCATGATGAAAAATACTGGCCTTGTAGCTGGTACTGTTGGTACAGGTGTTTCAACATGGGATCACGTAGCAGAAGCAGGTAGTATTATGGCTTCTACTGGCGTACCTTCTGATAGCTGGTGCTATGCGGTTAATCCGTATACACAACGCGCTTTAGCTTCTAACCAGCGTTCTTTAGGTGTTAATCCTGAAGTTGGCTCTGCAAACTCTAAAGCAACTATTGCTGAAAACTTTGCTGGTATGAAAGTGATGACAGCAACTACTTTAGCTTCATACACAACTGGCACTGGTGCTGATCGTGTAGGTGCTATTGTAACGGCTGCGCCAACAGCAACATACTCTGCTGCTAGAGACACAATGACACAATCAATTCAAGTCACTGGTTTTCAAGCAAACTTAGTAGTAGCAGCAGGTGAAACTTTAACTGTTACAGGACGTAACCGTTTGAACCTGTCTACACGCGAAATGATTCTTGATGAAACAGGTGCGGCTATCTTGTTCTCAGGAACAGTAACAGAGTCAGTCACGCTAAACGGTTCTGGTGTCGGTACATTAGTTATTACTGGTCCTGCTATCTATGAAGCAACTGGTGCTTATAACACTGTTGATTCTGCGTTAGCGATTGGTGATGTAGTGACATTAGGTGGAGCAGCTAGTACAGTGATTCAACCTAACTTGTTCTGGCATAAACAAGCGTTCTCAGTAGGTTCAGTACCTATTAAGAAACTTTACAGCACTGATACTGTTGCAACTACAGAAGATGGTTTGCAATTCCGTATTAGTCGTGGTTCTTCATTCCTAAACAATGAGCAAAAAGTGCGTATTGATTTCCGCCCTGCTTATGGTGTTATGAACCCGTTCTTTGCTGGTCAAGGTTTCGGTAGATCTTAAATAAATTGGGGGCAGCTTTGGTTG